CTACAGGAGAAGATGGAACAGTTAGAATTTTTAATAGTTCTAATAATATGTGGGAATTGCAGGAATAGAAATTAATAATGTTTAATCATGAACCAGTAGAGTTGCCTACTATATCTGCAACAAACAAGGATGGTGTTCGTCTCTATGAAACACCAGACGGTAACAAATACCCATCAATCACAACAGTACTATCTGTACGAAACAAGCAGGGGTTGATGGAATGGCGTAAACGTGTTGGTAACGATGTTGCAAACTACGTTGCACGAACTGCTGCAGCAAGAGGTACTAAGGTTCATCACATGTGTGAGGACTACCTCAACAACATGCATCGTGATTTTCCCGAAAAGTGGATTGAACACAAAAAGAACTTCCTGCCATATTGTCTTTTTAATCAACTGAAAGACAAAGCGTTATGCAATATTGATAACATTTATGCACAAGAAGCGGGTCTTTACAGTGATAAATATAAGGTAGCGGGCAGAGTAGATTGTATTGCAGAATATGATGGAACACCTTCCATTATTGACTTCAAGACATCCTCTAAAGAACGCAATGATGATTGGAATGAAAGTTATTACATTCAAGGCTCTGCGTATGCAGAGATGTTCGGAGAGAGAACAGGGATTGAAATCTCACAGGTAGTTATTCTCGTAGTCACAGAGGACGGAACTGTTCAAGAGTTTGTAAAGGACAAAAACAATTATCTAGATGCGTTAGTCGAATCCGTTGCAGAATGGAGAAGACGTAATGAAGTATCTAACATTCCTAACAGCACTGCTGCTTAGCACACCAACCTTTGCACAAGAACCACCATCTTTCTTTCAAACACAGAAACCAGTTCTTTGTTCAAAACTAAACACTATTCTGGGTATAGTTATATCTATGGGTGAGAAACCGTATGCATATTGGACTGACCCTGATAACGATACTGTCAATCTAATGTACGTTGGAAACACTGGAATTACCATTATTGAATCTTTTGCAAATGGTAATGCATGTATTATTGGGTCAGGTAAAGATGTGGAATTTGTGAATAAGGCAACAAAAAGTTCCTTGACTTTAAACGGAGAAGATGTTATATATAACAGGTAACGTTGATGATGACTCAACGCTGTACTGGACGCGGGGGCAGTACCCGCCGCCTCCACCATAAACACATGAGGATATAATGAATTGGGATTGGCACTGGATTAATTGGTTTAAAGGAACCCCTTTTCAATGGGGCGAATTTAGATTAAATAGCGGAAATCCTTATAAAAGTTATAGATTTGGACCATTACTTATTCGTGTGTTTCTGAGGGGGGCGAAATAGGATCGACGGGCAGTTAATAGGAATTCGGAGTTACACGGTTGGTCGCGTATAGACCAAAAACTACAAGTGCCAATGATAACATTGCACCTATGGCCCTTGCTGCGTAAGCAGTAAGTGTCGGGGTTTCGGTGGGTGTCCTAGCAACAGAATCACCCACCAACACACACAAACACAAGGAGAAAGAAATGACATTCATCGTTTCCACACTAACATTTGATACAGGTCTTGGCGATTGGTTCAATCGTGTTTTCAAAAAAATGCAACCATATGGTTACACTCGTGCAGCTATTGAAATGGAACGTGAGGGGTATCCCAAAGAGGCTGCTGCTCTACGTCAGATGGCAAAGTTTGCGGGAGAGCAATCATGACTAAGACACCTTATGAGATTCGACTTGATCTTCTGACTATGGCAAAAGATATGCTTGACAAACAGTATGAGTCTGCATCTACTATGGCATGGAAAGCATTTGAGAAGGCAGCAGAAGACAACAAGGATATGTACAAGAGTTTCGACCAGTACATTCCAAAGATGTTCCATCCTGATGAAGTTATCTCTCAAGCAGAGAAACTACAGGAGTTTATAAATAAAAAAGATTGATCAATCATCATGCTCGGGTTGCGCCGTAATACGCACGGGGGGAGCCAACGGTCAGCTCCCCAACTTTTTTTACCAGAGGAGAACTTATGACTTTGAACACTGCTAAATCTTTCTCTCTTGAGATTGAAAGAATTGCTAATGAAAAGGGTATTACCCACATGGAGGCAGTACTAGATTATTGTTACCGTAAGAACATCGAACCCGATACAGTCGGGAAACTTATCTCAAAGAGTCTCAAGGAAAAGATTGAGGCAAATGCGAGAGAACTAAATTTTTTACCAAAGACTGCTAAGTTACCTATATGAAGCATCTTAAAGAACAGAACACCACCTATTTCAAACACCTCTTTCATGCGTGGTCAATGGGTATTGTTCTTTTCATTCACGGGGTATTTCCTAATATTCTAACTGATTGGGTATCGAAGCGTATTTGTAATGGAACCGATTGACATATATTTGATGTACTGTGCCTTCAAGGCGCATTTTGGAAAGACTGATTATGACTTTGTGAAGTACAAAGGTAAGACTCGCATTTCCAGAGAAACATTCTATAAGCGCAAGGACCGTGGGTTCTTCGTGCGTCTATCCAGAAAATATAAGTCAGAAGAGGAAGTCAAGAATTACTTTCTGTCCAACTTCATCAAGGACAGGAAGGGTTACATTGCTAACTTCAATGATGAGAACTATAACTCATGGAAGTTGAAGCGGAGTAACTTCTTTAATATGTTTGTGGTTGAGATGACTCCACTTGTGAAGGAATTTGAACCACTGTTTGAGGTGAAGAAACACAACCACCCGAAACTTCTCAAGGAGTTTCTGGGTGGGCGTGTATCACTAGAGACGCTCATCATTCTAGATGAGTTAGTATCTTTCAGTGACAATTGGGATAAACTATTAGAGGACGATATTGTATGGCCTGACCTAAAAAGATTTATGAATGATTATAAAAGGTTCTTGACAATTGACAAGAATAGGTATAAGATAAGTTTATTAACATTAATTGAGGAGTCCAGAGATGGATCGTGTTGAAGGTTTTTTTGAGGCAAAGGTTGCCGAACTCCAGAACACTGTGAAGGCATTGCAGTGGGATAATGCAGAACTCACCAAGAAGAATGGTGAACTCTCAGAGAGAGTTGCAGAAATGGCGATGATGCGTAACAATCGTCGTCCAAACAACAATCGGGACAATCGTAACCGAAAGTAAAGAATAAGTGCCTCTATAGTTTAACGGTAAAACAGTTGATTTGTAATCATCAGATCGCAGTTCGATTCTGTGTGGAGGCACCATTCTACAGGAGAAATATATGATTTGGGCAATTAGTATTTTGAGTATTGCTGTAATCTGTTTGGTTGCAGTGAATGTAATTGATTATTTTTGGCACAGACGTATTGAAGACCGTCTTGACAAATTAGATGGTGCAACTCTCAATAATATGCGAAGAGAGAAAAACATAAATCATGAGGACTTGTTGAAATAACAATGACAGTAAAACTTATATCACATTCACAAGTACCCAAAGAAGGGTTCATTGGTATAGATACCGCACAAGACCTTATTGCATATTGTGCCCGTGTATCTAATCCCTCTAATCAGTTGAATAGAGATACCGCCGAGAAATTGGTTAGATATCTTATTAAACACAAGCACTGGTCACCCCTTGAGATGGTTAGTGCGTGTATTGAGATTGAGACAACACGAGATATTGGACGACAGATATTGCGTCACCGCTCGTTCTCTTTTCAAGAGTTCAGTCAGCGTTATGCAGACCCGACTAAGGATTTGGAATTCGTTACCAGAGAAGCTCGTCTACAGGACGAGAAGAACCGCCAGAATAGTGTAGAGATTGATGACCCCAAACTACAGGAAGAGTGGGACACTCTACAGGAGATGGTGATTGAGGATGCACGTTCTGCATACAACTGGGCAATCAGTAAAGGTATTGCAAAGGAACAGGCTCGTGCAGTTCTACCAGAGGGTCTTACCATGTCACGCATGTACATGAATGGTACTCTTCGTTCATGGGTGCATTTCATTGAACTTCGTAGTGGTCATGGAACGCAGAAAGAACACATGGAGATTGCCAGAGAGTGTGCGGTTGCGATTGCACCCATCTTCCCCATGATACAGGAATTTGTGAATGAGTAAATCACTGGTCATTGGTAATGGTGAGTCACGAAAGTGGTTCAGTGAGAAACAGTATGAGGTTGATGCTGTCACATGGGGATGCAATGCAATCTATCGTGACATTATGGTTGATAATCTTGTTGCAGTTGACTATGGTATGCAACAGGAAATCTATCAGTCTAATCACTGGAGAGATGCTCAGTGCTGGTTTGCGAACTGGTCCATTCTACCAGCTGAAGTTGGTGACATGATGTTCATGGGATATGATATTCCAGAGTCATTTGTTCATAAGACACCCAATCGCACAGACCGTTGTGTTATCTCAGGTAAAGACCCTGTGACACTACAGGAGAAGATTGAGGCAGCAATGAGAATGAATCCAGACCTTGACATGGTTGACCTTCGTAACAAGATGGAGAAAGATGTTGGTGTCTGGATTACATATGTCGAAGAAGACGACAACATAAATAACGTTGACTTTCCTGTAGGATGGTCAACTGGAAATACTGCAATTCACCTTGCATGTCAAAGTGGTGCAGAAGAAGTTTATATCTTGGGATTTGATTTGTCAACATATGACGAGCCATTGAACAATGTATATAAAGGGACAGATAACTATCTGTCAAGTGATGCAAAAGGTTTTAATTCAACCAATTGGATTAACCAGATGCAAACTGTCTTTACAGAGTTTCGGGATATTAAATTCTATTGGATTGATCCAGTAGATCGTTTTGGTCAGAAGGATTTCTTTCAGAATGGCCAAGATGGTAAATTTAATAATCTAAGTTACTTGACAAAGACAGAACTTTGTGATAAATTAAATATACTTTAACATACGAAACATATATTTACATAAGGAGAAAGATATGTCACTTGCGGCATTGAAGAAACAGAACAGTCTTGACTCACTGCTGGGTGCTGCCCAGAAAGAGTCTGCCCCTCAAGAAAAGAAGTCTTACGTTGATGAACGTCTCTGGAAGCCAGTCATGGATAAGGTTGGTAACGGATACGCAGTCATTCGTTTTCTTCCCGCGCCAGAAGGTGAGGATATGCCTTGGGCAAAGGTGTGGAACCATGCGTTCCAAGGTCCAACTGGTCAGTGGTACATTGAGAACTCTCTCACCACTGTTAATCAGAATGACCCTGTGTCAGAGTACAACTCTAAACTCTGGAACTCAGGTGTAGAGTCTGATAAGGAGATTGCACGAAAGCAGAAACGTAAGTTGCAGTACTACTCCAACATCTATGTTGTGAAGACCCTGCAAATCGTGATAATGAGGGCAAGGTTTTTCTTTATCGTTATGGTAAGAAAATCTTTGACAAGATCATGGAGGCAATGCAGCCTGCATTCCAAGATGAAACTGCTGTCAATCCCTTTGACTTCTGGGAAGGTGCGGACTTCAAGTTGAAGCTTCGTAAGGTAGATGGATACTGGAACTATGATAAGTCGGAGTTTGCTGACCCATCTGCATTGTTCGATAATGACGAGGAGATTGAGGCATTGTGGAAGACTGAGTATTCACTCACAGACTTCACTGCACCTTCTGCCTTCAAGTCATATGACGAACTTAAGACACGGCTCGATGCAGTTCTTGCCGGTACAGTAACGGTTGGTAAGGCAGAGGATATCATGGAAGATGCACCAGTTGCAGAACCCAAGGTTGACACTGCTCCTGCACCAGCACCTACTGTGTCAGAGGAAGACGACGACGCAATGTCTTATTTTGAAAAACTCGCAAACGAGTAACTGAGTAAAGGGGGGAATGTGGTTCCCCCCTTTATTTTACTTAGCAGTAGCAAGCGCACCCGCAGCAGTTGTATCAACTATCGACGGACCAGTTACATTGGTGGTTTTGCTTTGTCTTGCATCATTAACAGTTGTTGATGCGTTTACATTAGTTCCGCCGCCACCAGCTCTAAGTGCAGCAAGTTCTGCTTTCTTCGCATCGAGTTCTTTTTGTGCTGTTTGGTATTTTGCTATGTCTCTCTTATGTTCTTCATCTGATTCTTTACGCGACAAAAAACCACCTTTATTTTGTGTGCTAGCATCTTGTCTTAATGACCTAATACCCATTTCACCGCGACTTACATCTCTACTCAGTTCATTTATTCTTCTCTGTCGTGCCTTTTTTTCTACCTCTTCTTTTGCTTTTGCTGCAGCTTCTGCCTCTTCTTTTGCTTTTTGTTCTGGTGATTTATCTCCCACCAATCCAAGTTTTCTTGTTATAAAAGTATCTGGAATAAGAGACTTAAAATCAAAGTTTTTCACCATATCAATAATCTTCAATAATTGATTGTATGGCCATGAAATAATATCAGTAATAATTTTCTTAAAATCAAACTTTTTCACTGCTTCTGATGATTCATCAAATCCAAATTGTTTCAGAACCCACGCAGCAGCATCTTTTAACATGTTCAGAGGCGCACCAATTAGATTTGCAAAGAGTTTTGACACACCATCCCTTAGTCCACCAATGATACCGTCCTTTTTGTAACCTTCCATGAACCCTGTAACAAAGTCAAACGCAGACATGAGAATTGTTATAGGTAAAAAGATTTTACCCAAAACTCTACCAAGACCAGATGCAAATTTAAGAATACCGCTTGCGCTTGCAGATGCTTTAGTGAGAGTTGCAATCTGACCAAAAATAGTGCTGAAAAATCTACCAACTGGTGCAAAGAAGTTTTTGATAGCTGTTATAACATTCTTTACTTTATCTATTGCTAACGCACCAAATGTAGTTCCTTTAAATGCTGCTGTTAACCCCTTAAACAAGTTTGTCAGAGGTGCAAAGATTTTTCCTATCGCACCAACCTTTGTGAGTTTTGCCAAAAATTTGAACTCAACTGCCAATTGCTTGAAGAATGAAACAAGTGCGACAACAGGTGCAGCAATAAGTGCAGCAAGTCCTGCGAGGGCAAACTTACCTTTATCTTTTAGTCCTGCTAAGAAACTTTTGTTTAGTGTGGTTATGCCATCTACCATACTCTCAAGGAGTGATCTATTTTTCTTTTCACTTGCTGCTTGCTCTGCCTCTATCTCCTCTTGTTTCGCACGATTACCTTGTGCCTTCTTTGCCATGTTTAGACGGCCTTCATTGAGAATATTGTTCTGTCTTGCCTCTGCCAACAATGACTCTCTGTTTGCATCAATTGCAGCAACCATTTCTTTTGTTGACCTAAATCGTCCCTGCTCATCTCTTTCATTCATTTTTTCAAGATAACTGGGATCAAGACCTAACAGGTTGTTTGCGGCAGTCATCATTTTTTCATTCATTGCTTTAAATGCATCATTAGACTTTTTCGCTTGTTCTTGAAGTTTGAACTCTTTTTTCGTGAGTCCAAGACGGTCTGCAAGTAATTTTTTCTCTCTCTTGTCTTTGAGTGTAGCAAATCCTTTATTGAATAATGTCTTACCAACATTACCCAATGTCTGAACGCCGGGAATCTGATTAAATGATTTTACGAATGGGTCAGTGACTTTCAGTAAGTCTTTGCCGACAATCTTACCAATCTCTTTGCCTGTACTCTGACTTAACTCGTTTGATGCCTTTTCGAATGCCCTTACCGCAGCACTAAACTCTTTTGCACTTTCATCAGCCATGTGACTTCCTCTGCTCTTGTTCTATTCTTTGGTTTTCCTCATCAATATAGTTCATAGTTAAACCAATATAAATTTCTCTTTCCCACGGCATCATATTTTCTATCTCTGTCAAACTAAAGTGATGATGAAACATCATATTCCAGTTTAACTCATAATACAGTTTAGCTGATATATGCGCCATGGTTATGTAAAAAAATCACCAAGCCCCTCAAGCAAAACCTCATTCTTCTTTTTAGTCTTTGGGTTTTTAATATCAATAATGTGTCTCAGTTTTGGCATAGTCTCAAAAAACTCTTGAACCTTTGCCAACATATCTGATGTCAAACTTCCAAAGAACTCATCCAGTTCTTTATCACTAATATCAATTCTCTTATAAACATCCTCACCAAAATGAATCTCTGAAATACATCCCTGCATCAACTTAAACACCATCTCCGTATCAGAATCATCATCAGACTTTTGCGTACTGAATAGTGTAGGATATCCCATAACAAGTTTTATATCGTCTGCCAGTTCAATCTCTGTTGTATGGTCAACACTCATCTGCACTGAAACTTCAGACAGGTCAACTTTCACAGTAACTTTCGTTTTACCATCATCTGGACAAGTGAGATTTAACTCGACAGTTTCACCTACAGACTTTCCTCTAACTTGAAGAAAGATATATTCCATATCAAACACTGGTGCTGTTCTACCATCAACAGCTCCAAATGTACACTCACTAACAATATTGGTGAGTGCGTCATTTATCTGCCGGTCATCCTCACTCTCCATTGCAAGGAGTAGAATTTTTTCTTCCTTTACGAGAAATGGTCTATACTTAACCTTCTCCTGTGTTGACGGTACAACCAGTTCATACTCTGGAATTTGTAGTTTGGGTAATGCCATAATATTTCATCCTTTATAGTCTCCGAAGCACTTTCGGTATATTACTTAGTATCTGTCTCTCAACACCATCGGCAACAGTATCAATAACTCTGTCCAAGACATTTGGTGCTTGTTCGTTGATATCTAGTGGTGTCCAGTATCGAAAAGACATACCAACTGTAATCTTTATATTTTCATTATTTGCACCGTAACTCAAATCAGTGCCGTTAATATTCTTGGGGAATGCATCCCACAATTTTACTCCATACCTTCTCTGGTCTTGTTTGTCGAGAAGGTAGATTTCAACTGCACCAACATAGTCATTGTAGTACCCAATGTTCCATGTCTGTGGATTGTATGCGTTCTTCTGCCATCTCTCAAAGAATACTCTCTCTTCTAAATCAGAACTGGCTGCAAATGACATTAATACCTCTTCTGCATATGTCACACCTTCAACAATATCTCTTGTTGGACCGTATATGTTTGAGTCTTGGATAGTTGCTAGATTGATGCCGGGCAGGGTTACAGACTCACAACGAAGTTGAATATCTCTTACATTCAAAGTGGACTCGTTCCCAAGATTTGGATTCTGCAACTGTGATGCACCACCAAGTTGTCTTCCTCTTGGTCCAAAGATATTCACCTCGTATCGGTTTGGTGATGCATATCCCTCGTTAGAATGAAATGCAGATATAATATCATTGAGAACACCGATTGCGGTTCCTTCGAAAAAGTTCTGTCCTACGGCCATTAGATCATGCTCCTAGATTCTTTCCATACCTCTGATGCAGATGCCTTCTTGAATCTCTGCACTGGTAGTAGTGTCGCAATCGTAAACTCGTCTGCATCAATTCTACGAAACCGTGACTTAACCTGTCCCGCAAGATATTTGTGAATGGTAGGACGAACTAACCGTACATTCTTTAGTCCCGAATAGTCAACGTCTAGTGTGGTTGACTCATCGAATTTTGTGTTGTTTGAGAAGTCTACAAGTCTGTCCAGCAGTCGAATTCTAAGGGGGATTGGTAGGTAGTGTAGATTGACACCTAGAAATCCATCTGGGTAGTTTTCGATGGGAAGAACGAGAGGAAAAGTGTCATAGTATGGAAGCGTCTTCTTGAACTTTGGATCATAGATAAACATGTTCAATCGTCCAAAGAATGGGCGTGTTGACTGTTTACCGTCACGAATCAAGTCTAGTGCGCCTGGTGTACCAAACTCCTTGATCTTATCCTTGTACCACTCTGTGGAACGTGGACGTTCTCCTGATGCCTGTTTTACAGACTGAATGTATTTGCTCTCTGCCATAATACTATTTATACGAGATACCCAATTCGTCTTCAGTCAAAATCTTAAACTCCAGACCCCTATCCAAACACCACTCATTTGCATATTTCCACTTTGCAGAGTTGACACCCCATGTTTTGACCTCTTTCAGATATCTCTGGGTCTTTCTCTTGGGTTGTTTGGGTGGTTTGCACTGCACCTTGGGCTTGATCTCAATGATCATCTTCTTGACACTGCCATCGTGTTGTTTGACCTTGATATAGAAATCTGGGAAATATCTGTGGATACGGCCATCCCAAGGGGATAAATAGGGTATAATGATTTCTTCACTCCCCCACTCAAGAATGTTCTTACTGTTATCACAGTATACCATGAACTTTCTTTCCCACAAGGAGCGGTAGACTATGTTGCGTGGATCACCCTTATATTTTCTAGGGTTCACTGGTGTATATCGACCTTTGTATGCCATTCGTTATAAATAATTTAAAGTGTATAAGGATATTTAGACATGGCACTTAGAGACGCATTTGTAAACGTTGCACAGGGTGCTGCAACTGCTGCAGCAAACAGAGCCGTAACATCAGTTGTTAGAGGAGTTGCTGCCGGACTAAAGGGAAACAATCCACAAAATGATACCGCACCTCTGGATAGAAGTGTTGGTGCAACAGACCTTATCTTAAGTTATCCAAATGATGTTTCTATTGATCCAATGCAGGGACACTATATTATGTTTGGTATTCGTTCACAGAAACCAGGCAAATTCAAAAACAATCCTACAGGTACAAGAGATGGTACTCTATCCCCCGCAGTAAGAAGTCTCTCATCACAAAATAATCTTGGCGACCCTGTATCCAAAGCTGGAAATCTTATTGGACAGCAACTCATTCAAGGACTTAGTAGGGACACTTTCATAAATTCTCGTGAAATAATGCGAGAAAATATAAAGAGAGATCAGAGTTCTAGAGCACTCTCACTCACCAGAAAACCCTACACAGAACTTGTTCAAACAATCGCACTGTACATGCCACCACAGGTTAGTGTATCATATGAAGCAAAATATGCAGATCAAGAAATTGGTATACTGGCAGAAGCTGGAAGTAAAATTTTAACAGACATATTTGCAGGAAAAGCAACTCTTGGTAGCGTTGCAAGTACTGTTGGTAATGCGGCAGCTCAAGGTGCAAAACAGGCTGGACTATCTGCATTGGATACTCTTGCGCCAGGTTCGAAAGCACTAGTCGCAATTGAGAGAGGAAAGATTATAACACCAAGAATGGAACTCATGTTTGAGGGTCTTGGTAGACGTAGTTTTGATTTTTCCTTTGTCATGATTCCAAAAAGTGCGGCAGAAGCACAGACAATTAGAGAGATTGTTAAAGCATTTAAAGTACATATGACATCTAACGTTGGAACAACAAATGTTTTCGGTTCTGAAAATGTTAGAGAACTAGATATTCCTGATGTATTTGATATCAAGTATATGTACAG